GGTAAATCGTACGTCGCAGTGCCCTGTACCAAATTCTTCGTGCCCTGCTCAATCGTCCACATATTGATGCCACGATTTGCCCACTCAATAGTTAGCAGGTTCATCGAACGACGTGCAGTACGCAAGTCGTAACCCGAGCGCATCTCCCGACCAGCCCTCTCAAAGGCTTCTTCGGCTATATCCGTAAACTCAAGATTAAAGTCGGTTGAACCGCTAGTGGTCATCTAAATCTCGCAGTCTTAGCGGCAATTTTTGCCGGTTGTTTAACAAACTGCTTACCTGCGCTTTTTCCAGCTCGTTTTGCCTTTGTCGTTGCAGCGTATTCTGAAGGTGTAAGAGACTTAATTGCCGCCTCCGGGAGGTATCGTTCGCCAGTTTTGCTAGACGGTTTACCACTTTTTGTCCGCCATTTCTGATCCCCCCAATCCTTCAAACTCTGCTGCGGCGCTTTCAATCTCGGTAACCCCCACCTGCGGCTTTGTACTTCTTAGCTACAAGTTGTGCCTTTCTCGCGGACCATTGCCCTGCGCCTGTGCCATGAGTGGCTGCGGCTTTAACCTGAGACACAATCTTCTTGCGTAGCCCCGGCTTGGTGTAGTTACCAGCAGCATTCACCTTGCCACCTTCAGCGTACTGAGTGAAATCAGTATCATCCCGCCTCGCTTTACGCTTGGCAGTGGGCATTTTGGAGGGGGCTATTGCCCCCATGCCGCGAGACGCCATCATTTCTTTTTAGCCATCCCACCGCCGCAATAACCACCAGCTTTCATCTTGATCTGCGTGCCTTTGGTTTTACCCTTAGTAGCAACACCATCACGACTAGGAGCTGCGGTCTTTACTGCACCCATTTTGGTTGGGGCTACGCCACCACCTTTAGCCATCTTTTTCATCGTAAATTCCTTTCCAACTGATTGAGGGACACCTACTTTTTTAGCAAACTTCGGGTTGTGGGCCACCGCTTGCATGAACTTCTCTTGCTTTGCGCTAACTGCTGGCATTACTGTTTCCCCTTAGCAAGCGCATCAATCTTAGCTTCAAGTCTTTCAAAACCTGAATCAAACCGCTCCATGATCTTTTCAAGATCCGCACGGACTTCCGCACGAGTAATGTGATCACGGGCAATTTCTTCACGGGTACGGTTTAGCAGAATTTGAATCCGCTTCTGTTCATCTGAGGATTGTTTCAGCATGAACATCACCAAGCCCACTAAAAACGACGTGATTAGATTCCAAACCAGAGCGCCTGTTTCCATGACTTAACACTTCCAAGCCCTTAGCGATTTGTTGATACGGCTGTTAGGGTCGTTGGCTGTTTTAGCGCTCGTAAGCTTCTTCTTCATGCCTGACATCCGGGCACAGAATGACTTTTTACGGGCACCACCTTCCGGCTGTGGAGGTTTGAGTCCGGGTTTCCCCGGATTCGCTGCGTTATAAGAAGCTCTGCCTTTGGCGTTGAGTCCGCCTTTTTCAGATTTACCTTCTTTCCTCTGCCACGCCGGAGATTTAGCCATAGAACACCGTCACTTTTGCATTTGACAGTGTTGCGTACGCGCTAGTGATACAGCGTACACCTTCGGCAGGGATAATAACGTTGAAGGTCTCTCCGCCAGCGATTGTGTTGATGGTAAACACCGTCGTACCGCCCGACCCACCATCTTTAACAATCACGCTACCGGCAGAGGCTCCCGGTTCAACAACCAACCCGCGAACACGGGTTGGGTACGCGCTAATATCCCCAGAAGCTGCTAGTGAAACAGCCTTTACGTCCGTTTGCATCATGGCGATGCTCCTTCATTAGACGTTTTGCTGACCGAGGTATGGATCAGTGACGTAGTACAAGATTTGACCAGAAGCCGTACCGCCCGTAGGAGCGTCGCCTGTCGTAGCACCAGCAGTGATTTTGACCATCTGAGTAGCGGACATAATCGCCCCCATGTCGTCACCTGCCGTAGCCGTGGACCAATCAAATACTTGTTTACCTGCGTCAGCATCACCCGCAGCAATTAAACCATTGGGGTCTGAAGCAGAAGTATCAGAATAACCAATCCAGCCCATATCAAATGTGGGAGTCGTTCCGCCTGTACCAGCAGCGTTGATGTTAACTTGAACAACAACTGCGCCAGCAGGAAGAATTACCGGGGCTGTATTAGAAGAAGAAACCTGAACCGCTGTCGTATCAGCAGCAGTCGGGTCAAAATAAAACTGGGCCACCATAAGTCCGGTGCCACAATATGCGGTGCGAGTTTGATCGCCACCGCCCGAACGCCAAATCGATTGGGTTGTTGAAACTGCCATGATAATTCCTTATGCACAAGTCGCTTGCTAATCGGTGCATCGTCTGCTGGGACAGTTTAGCAAGCTGGTTTCCCAGATACCTACAGTATAAATAAAAAAGGGGGTTTTGCAACCCCCCTTTCCTCAGCCTGATTAGGCTCCCTGAGATCCGTAGATTCCGAGAGGATCAGACACACCAAAGCTATAACGCTCACGGGCTTTGTAGCGAACGTTGCCCGTATCAAAGTCGCCGTCCATTGAATTTTGTAACGGTGTACGTACAAAATGCTTCAGGCCGTTAGGAACATCGGTCGTCAGGAACCAAGCGTTGGTATCGGTCAAGAAGTGGTTAACCGTATAACCCTCGGGGATCGAGCCGTTGTTCTTCAGGGCGTTGATGTCGTTGTCGTTAGTACCGACACGGAGTTCGGTTTCCAACAGGCGAGTTGCCACGAACATCAAAGCAGGAGGAACGATAAGTTTGCGGGGTTTAGCAGCGATCAAAAGCCCACGTTCATCAGTCCACGCAGCGATCTGAATCACTGCATTTTCCAACGAGGTTTCGTTAAGATCCACGCCCGTAGCGGTCGTGTTGCTGTTAGTGCCACCAGAAACCAGCGGATGTGCTGTGGAGAACAAAGTCTGACCGTCACCGTAAGTTACGGTAGAAGCCCAACCGTTGTTCAGAACCGCAGCAGCTTTAACCTGCTTGGTATAAGCCATCGACCGTGCAAGTGCCTTAGTATAACGAGCCGACAAGCTGTCGTACAGGTTATCTTCAATCGCTTCTTCAGTGATTGAGAAGCCATAAGCAATGGTCTCGTGCGTATAACGTGCGGTCCAAGCTTCCTGCGCGTTGTCATAAGCAATTGCGCTACCTTCGTTTTTAACCGGGGCAGCACTAAAGCCTGACAGCTTGGTTTCCTCTTCAAACGAGCGCTCGGAAGATTCAGTTTCGTAAATCTCTTTGTGCTCTTCGCCATACTTCGCATACTCCAAACCGAACAATGCGTTCAGGCCGGGGAGCAGCTCTTTCAATAGTTGTGCGCGTGAAATAGCCATTTATGTTCCCCTATTACAGTCCGGTTGGGTTGTAGTAGGCATGACCACCGAGGAAAGTAGAACCGCTAATGTTCGGTGCGTTGAACTTAACGATAGCTTCCGGGTAGTAAACAGTGCCACTATAGGTAAATGCCGTATCCGGCACCAGATCAACAATACGGATCGGCAACGAAGCCGTCACGTCTGCCGAACTCAACAAGATAGCCTGCTGAGAATCGTTGCTTGTGGTATTGAGGGTGTTAGCCACCAAAGCCACGTTATTGTTGATGTTGCTATAAGTCAAACCAGAAGTTGTCGAGACAACTGTGGTGCCGGTAACTACGGCGACTTGGAACAACTGATCTGGGTCTTCACAAACAAAGGCGGTGATAAAGGTGTTTGCCTTTACCGAAGTACCGCTGATCCATGCTTGTGAGAAGGTCGGTTGACCGGTTACAGACGAAACAAACTGACAGCCTAGAAAGACGCCAGCAAAGCCTGTTGCAGGTGCAGCCGTTGTCGAAGTCGAAACCGCGATGGTACCGTCGTTAACGAAAATAACGGGGTCACCAAAACCAATGCTTGCGGCACCGGATGCGATACGACGCTGACGAGTAGCACCGGCAAAGACCTGACCACCGATCAAATTGATCGGCTTTAGCCCATAAGGGGCTGAAACAGTCGGGTAAGCCATTTGGAATTACTCCTTGGATTGTTGATTACCGCGCCCAAATGAAACCGAGGTTTTACGCTCTGAAAACAGAGGCATCCGTGGATCATTCTCGCGCATGAAGTTGTTGTCTACAGAACGCATCTGTGCATCGGCCTGCTGTTGATAATAAGCATTCCGTTGGTCAACGAATTCTGTTGGGGTTTTACACAGCATTAAACCACCCACCACGATATTGTCCTTAAATCGGGCGTTATCGTTATCGAGATAACCAGAAATCTCAGGATGATCTTCAGCTCTGACAGGCTCCCAGCCTTCACGTAGCTTGGTTGAAACATTACGAGGGTCCGATTGGCCCATCATTGAAACGCGAATCCAACGATATTTATACCCAGGCTCAGGTGCAGGGTCAGGCAGTAACGTGGGGGGTGCCCAGCTACGAGGACGCTCAACTTTGTCACGGGTTGTTGCTTCACGATTTGAACGGGTATCTGCTAATTTATTCTCAGCCATTTGTCATTCCTTCCGCCACTTTCCGGGCATATAAATCAAGAGGTATCTTCAACTTCTTAGCTAGTGCAACCTGCGTTTGCGTCAACGTGATTTTTTTCGGGGCAACGTTTCTGCTTGCGGGGGCTACAACATTACTGCTCGTCCGTTTCGATTTCTCCTCTAACCCAGGGAAATTTTCGGGGAACTTCTCACGGATACGAGAATTTACTCGCTCGTAATATTCATCTGAAGTTGGATCAACTCCAGACTTAACTAGCTTCTCATGCAACCCCAAAGCAAAGCTAGTCATTTCCTCATCGTTCCCAAACCACTGATTTTGTTGCTGCCACGCAAGTGCTTTTGGGTCTGCCCGAGGAGTTTCTGGGGCGGTTTGTGGTGCTATGTTTACAGGATTTTCGCGTTCTTGTAAAGGGGCAGGTTTGAAATTAGTAACACGCTCAAGTTTTAGTTTAGCGGTAGTTAATTCTTCCTGCGCTGCAAGAATAGCATCAGCGTCAAAAGATTCATATGCTTCTTTATACTTCTTCCGCGCCTGATCTAACGCCAACTCTGCATTCTGTTTAGCTGTACCAACCAACAGCGTATTATTTGAATTCAAATCGGTTTTAAGTCGTTTGTTCTCTTCAATAATCTGCTGGGCAAACTTCAGCGCTTCTTCCCGCTCACGTAATGCGGCTTCTTTAGCCCGACGTTCATCGTGGTATCCGTGCGACAACTTCTTAATACGCTTCTGTACGCTTTCGTCATATTTAGAAAGCTCGTCGTCGGTAACTTCGCCAACAGGCTCGGGCAGTGCTTTACGCCCTTTATCGGGATCGGGTGTATCGTCAACTACTTCAATTTCAAATTCAACGTCACCCTTAGCCTCTTGCTTGGCATCCTGCTCGTCGGGAAATTTAAATTCGGTTTTTTCCATACATCACCTCACGCACGTTGAATGCCACGGGGATCTTCCACCACAGCCTCAACGGAATCATCG